ATTGTGATATGTTCCGCCGAGCTGAACACCACTATCTATATGGTGATGATTTATAAAATATGAAAGAGAGGAAAATATATGGAGTTCAATGATGTAATTAAACAATTTTCAGAAAGGATACTGTCTTTAAAAGACACCATCACTACAGAAGAATCTACAAAAATGTCTCTTGTAGTGCCTTTATTTCAACTTCTTGGATATGATGTTTTCAATCCAAATGAATTTTGCCCAGAGTATATTGCTGATGTAGGAATTAAAAAAGGCGAAAAGGTTGATTATGCAATCCTTGAAAATGGACAGCCGAATATTTTAGTCGAATGCAAAAGTTGCTCAGAGCAACTCGACAAACATTCGTCTCAACTTTTTAGATATTTCGGGACATCTCCTGCTAAATTTGGCATTCTTACAAATGGCATAATATATCGTTTTTATACAGATTTAGAAGAATCAAACAAAATGGATCTTGTGCCATTTCTAGAAATAGACATGGCAAATTTAAAAGATTCTTCCATCAATGAATTAAAAAAATTTTGTAAAGATAATTTTGATAAGGACAAAATATTTAGTACTGCCGAAGAGCTTAAATATAGCAGTCAAATAAAAAACATCTTAACAAAACAGTTTGAATCTCCGACAGAAGACTTTGTTCGATTTATTTTAGCGGATATATACGATGGTCAAAAGAATCAGAGAATAATTGAAAAATTTACACCTGTGGTAAAACGAGCTTTCTCTTCTTTTGTAAATGAAATAGTAAATAGTAAAATTTCTTCTGCATTAGCTGACGATTATGATAAAGATGAAGAATCAGAACCCGAGATCAAAGAACCCGCATCAAAGATTGTTACAACGGAAGATGAAATTGAAAGTTTCTACATTATTCGCGGACTTCTTTCCGGTATCGTACCTGTTGAAGATATAGTTCACCGTGATACCGAAAGTTATTTTGGAATTCTGTATAAAGACAATAATAGAAAACCGATTTGTCGCCTCAATCTTGATGCAAGAAATAAACAGCTTCTCATCCCGGATGCTAATAAAAAATTCGAACGTATTTATATCGACTCTTTAAACGATTTGTACAAATACAAAAACCGTTTAATAGAAGTTGTAAAGAGATATATGTAATTAATCCAGCATCTCTAACCATAAATACACTGCCCTCTTGATACGAAAGTATTTATATGGCGGAGATATCTGATTGAATAAATACAGTGGGATAATCTCACTTCAATCTTTTGCTCCAGCAAAAGAAGAAAGGAATACTTATGAAAAAGAAAATCGTAGCATTATTGCTTGCCACATCAATGGTAGTGTCGCTGTCTGCTTGTGGTGGATCTGATTCATCAGACAAAAAATCATCCAGTGAATCAAGTACCCAAACAACCAAAGCAAAGAAATCTAAAAAAGTTGAAAATCAAGATGTCGTTTTAACTGAAAGTGGCTATTCCATCAACGATGATGGTATGGGAGATGTTTATGCATACTACGGATTTACCCTTCAAAATCCAAATACTGATTCCGCCTCTCAGTTCCCTATTGTTACTATAACCGCCAAGGGTGACGACGGCTCTATTATCGCAACATACGACCAAACACTTTATTTTATTGCACCGACAGATTCTGTTTCTTTTGGCAGTGTTCTCGATTGTAACGGAAAGACTCCTGCAACTGTAGAATTTTCTGCCTCTTCTGGAACGTTTGTTTCAGCAAAGACCTCTGGAGTCGTTCCGACTTCTTCTTTCGAAGTTTCAAATACTAATGAAATTGCTCAGGAGTACGGAGACACTTCATATACTGGAGAAGTAACCAACAAGAGTGATTCTGATTTTGATAACGTCGCTATCACGATTTTATTGAAGAATAACGGGCAAATCGTATATGGCGATACAACTTATGTATCTGATTTAACTGCAGGAGTAACCAAACCATTTGAGCTTTCTGAATACAATGTTCCTGAACATACAGAGTACGTGATTACTGCACAAAGCTGGTAAATTTATTTTCAATAAAAATTCCCCGGTGTCTACCAAACACCGGGGAAAATCCCGAGTAATATATACGGCGAAGGATTCGCTCGATACAGTACTCCCTCAACAAGAATATTGTATCACAAAAATCCGGCACCGTATAGGTGTTATTTTTGTACCCATTTTTGTGCGACATCGCACATATAATTACAGGAAGGTGATACAATGAGCGTAAAATATGCATACGGCTACATCCGGGTATCCACTCACGATCAGGAAGAGATCTCTCCGGACTCCCAGGAGCATCTCCTCCGGGACTATGCAGCCAAGAACAATATTGTAATCCTAAAGATCTTCACGGACCTAGGTATCTCCGGAAGAAAAGCCAATAAGCGTCCCGGCTTCCAGGAGATGATCGGACTGGCCAAAGGTGATGATCATCCGGTTGATCAGATCCTGGTATGGAAGTTTTCCAGGTTCGCCCGGAATCAGGAAGAAAGTATAGTATACAAATCTCTGCTAAAGAAACAACACAATGTAGATGTCGTGAGCGTATCTGAGCCACTCTCCGATGATCCCTTTGGCAGCCTGATCGAGCGTATCATCGAATGGATGGACGAATACTACTCTATCCGGTTATCCGGCGAAGTTCTCCGCGGCATGAAAGAAAATGCAGCTCGTGGAGCTTTTCAGGGAGCTGCACCATTTGGTTATAAGACGATTGATAAGACACTTGTTATTGATCCAGAAAAAGCAGATATTGTCCGGCATGTATTTAACATGTATGTAAATGAAAAATTAAGTGTATTTGACATTGCCCGGTATCTGAACAACTTGGGATTCCGGACAATTCGTGGAAATCTCTTCGAACGGCGCACGGTCGAATACATGCTGAAGAATCCCACCTATTGTGGAATGATCCATTGGAATAAGACGGAAAACGCAACACACAGTATTAAAAATAAGGATGAATGGATTGTAAGCCAGGGGCAGCACCCCGCTATCATTTCACAGGAATTATTTGATGCCACACAGGAACGGCTGAAAGCAACCCGCCGACCATCCCGACGGCGAGAACGTCCATCCTCTACATATAAGCACTGGCTTTCTGGGCTTATGAAATGCCCTGCTTGTGGAAAAACATTATCTGCCTGCACTCAAAAAAGAGTCAATGGCGAAAAGTACGCCTACTTCTCTTGCTATGGATATGCTCACGGACAATGTGATAAAGCTCACGGTGTGAGTTCATTGGTGCTGGAACCGGAAGTTTTAGCCAGTATCAAAGAGATCCTTGATACCGGAAATATTTCCTATGAATTACACGATTATCAGCCCACAGAAGCCGTTGACGAACGAAGTATTATAAGAGATCGCTTAAACAGTTTATCTAGCAAAGAGGAACGAATAAAGGCTTCCTACAGGGAAGGAATCGACACTCTGGAGGAATATAAAAGCAATAAAGCAATTCTTCAAAAAGAACGGGATAATTTGGAAGAACAATTAAAAGAACTGGAAGGACAAAATCCGGAACCGGATCAGGATCCGACCGGCGATATGCTATTGAAAGTCCGAAGCGTCTATGATATTCTTATTTCAGATAGTTATACATACGTTCAGAAGAACGAAGCTCTGAAACAGATCGTTGATAAGATTATTTATGATAAAGAGTCAGATTCTTTGAAAATTTATTTTTTTCTATGTCGTTAAGAATGCCCGCAAGCCCTTGATTTTACTGGGTTTGCGGGCACTTTATACGTTATTGAAATTCGGTGGACCGGATGGAGAACTCGCTGCATCTATGAGATATCTGGCCCAGAGATATACTATGCCTTATAAGGAAGTTACCGGAATTCTTACGGATATAGGCACCGAAGAACTGGCTCACCTTGAAATCATCTGTGCCATTGTGCATCAGCTTACCCGTAATCTTACACCAGAACAAATTGAAAAATCCGGCTTCGACAAATATTATGTAGACCACACACTCGCACTCTGGCCTCAGGCTGCCAGCGGAACTCCTTGGAGTGCTACAACATTCCAGTCCAAAGGTGATCCGATTACAGATCTGCATGAAGATATGGCTGCAGAACAAAAAGCCCGCACTACGTATGATAATATTCTGCGTCTGGTAAAAGATCCTGAAGTCTGCGATCCAATCCGCTTCCTCCGTGAACGTGAAATTGTTCATTATCAGCGTTTCGGTGAAAGTCTGAGAATTGTTCAAGATAAACTTGACAGTAAGAACTTCTACGCATTCAATCCTGAATTCGATCGTAAGCCTTGCTGTAACTAA